AGCACAAAGGTAATTATGGTTTCAACGCCTCACGGCATGAACCATTTTTACAGATATTGGCACGACGCACAAAGAGGGAAGAACGAATATAAAGCTACAGAAGTTCACTGGTCTGAGGTCCCTGGTAGGGATGCTAAATGGAAAGCGCAGACCATTGCTAACACTTCAGAGCAGCAGTTCAAAGTTGAGTTTGAGTGCGAATTCCTTGGATCTGTTGATACTCTGATTAGTGTATCTAAATTACGCAATCTTGTTTTTGAGGACCCAATACAAAATAACGGAAAGGGTCTCGTGGTATATGAAGAACCAAAGAAGAATCGTGACTACATCGTAACTGTTGACACTGCGCGTGGCATTGATCATGACTATTCTGCCTTTGTTGTGTTTGACATCTCAGAGTTTCCGTATAAGACGGTAGTGAGATATAAGAACAATGAAATTAAACCTATGCTATTCCCAAATATTATTTTGGATATGGCAAAGGCTTATAACAATGCCTATGTATTGGTTGAGGTTAACGATATTGGAGAACAGGTTGCGTCAATTTTACAATATGATCTAGAATATGAGAATATGCTGATGTGCTCTATGAGAGGTAGAGCAGGTCAGCAAGTAGGTACAGGTTTTAGTGGTAAGAAAACTCAGATGGGTGTGAGGATGACTGCTGCTGTCAAGAAGACAGGATGCTCTAATCTCAAGGCTCTAATAGAAGAAGATAAACTTTCCACACACGATTATGATATCATTGCAGAACTAACAACTTTTGTTCAGAAGAAGCAATCATGGGAGGCAGAAGATGGTTGCCATGATGACCTTGCAATGTGTCTTGTTATATTTGCTTGGTTAGTTGCTCAAGATTACTTCAGAGAGATGACGGACAATGATGTCCGTAAGAGAATCTATGAAGATCAAAAGGAACAGATCGAACAAGACATGGCACCGTTTGGATTTATTAGTGACGGTTTTGATGACGATGAAATTGTAGATAGCGATGGTACAAAGTGGACATTAGATAAGGAAGCAACATCTACCTATGGCGATATGTCATATATGTGGGAGTATTATTGATGGACTTTGGAGATGAGTTTGATCAAGAACATTTCCTTTTTAAAGAGAGGACATGTCGTACTTGCCATAAGGTGAAAGAACTCACTTCGGATTTTTATAAGACTAGAAGGGGTAGTGGTCCATCATCTTACTCTTACGAATGCAAAGAATGTACGATCAGTAGGGTTAGTGCAACGAGAAAAAATGGCAGAGTTCCCCAGTGGGAATATCCTGATTGGTAGTATGTTCGTGCATTGTTTCCCCTCTCAAAAAGGTCTAAACTCTAAATATTAGTAGACAATTTTGGATTCTATTGGGAGTTACAGATGCCGCTCAACTTAGCATCTCCTGGAATTGTAGTAAGGGAAGTTGACCTCACCCAAGGTAGAGTAGATCCTACTTCTACCAAGGCTGGTGGTCTTGTCGCTCCCTTTGCTAGAGGTCCAGTCGAGAAACCCACACTTATTGAAACCGAAGCGGATCTCCTAGAGACCTTTGGTTCACCATATAAAGATAATAACCACTACGAATATTGGTTAACCGCATCCTCGTATCTTGCATACGGTGGTGTACTTAGAGTCGTTAGATCTGATGACTCAGGTCTCAAAAACGCTTTTGTCGGCACTGCAAGTAGTGTCGTAGTTAAGAGTAATGACGACTATGTAAACAAAGGATATGCTGAGGATACCATTCCCAGCGTAGTAGTCGCTGCTAGAAATCCTGGTTCCTGGGCAAACGGAATCAAACTTGCTGTTCTTGATGGTCGTGCTGACCAAATCATCACAGGTATCGATACTACCGCAGTTCTTGGATTCTCCTCAACTGCTAACGGTGGTCTTGCTGCTGTTGCTGGATACACTAACGGTATTTCTGACCTTGACCTGAGTGTAGGTCTTGGCGTTACTCAAGCAGTTCCATCTGGAACCGTTGTTGCTGGTGTAGGTGCTACCTCCCTGCTCGATGGTTACCTTAAAGGTGTCATCACCGAAGTTGGTTCTGGTCAAGTATCTGTTAAAGTTGTATCGCATGTTAGCGCAGCTGGTACAGAAACTGCTGTTGAGTATACTGCTGGAGGAATTTACGAGTTCCAGAATTCTGGAAACTTCAGCGTTCATGTTCAGTCTGGTGTTGGCGCTGGTCAACTTGGATGGACTGCTAGCACTGTTTCCTACGGATCCAGTTTCGCTAACGCAGACTTCCTTACCGCTCTGACTGGTGCTGGTATCACCGCTGGTGATGCTCGTTATACAAGTGCTGCAGCATATACAGGTGTTGTTGCTTACTCTGGATCTACTGACTGGTTCGACAATCAAACAATTACTCTGAGCAATGGAGACACTATTGCTTGGAACTCTCTTGCTGACAGACCTGGAACTTCTGCATACGCTGCAGCAAGAAACGCAAGAAATGACGAAGTTCATGTAGCATTAATTGACGACGCTGGTAAGATTACTGGCAACGCTGGAACACTTCTTGAGAAGTACATCGCTTCCTCTAAGGCAAAAGACGCTGTATTCTCCGCTGGTTCTTCTTCTTACTGGAGAAAACTAATGGAAGTTGCCAGTGAATATGCTTTCGGTGGTGGTGCTCCTGCTGGAGTTATCGCTGTTGATCTTGATGCTTCCTTCGATCCTAAAACAGATGTTGCATGGGATCAAGACGCTGAGGATGTATCCTTCGCTGCTATCGGTAACTATCAAGCATCATTTGCTGGTGGTTTGAACTACGGTGGTAAGTCAACCATCGAAGCTACCGATGCTCTCAAGGTTAGTGTTGGTGATCTTTCCACTGGTTACGATCTGCTTTCTAACAAGGATGCATACGAGTTAGACTTCCTGATCATGGGATCTGCTGCTCACGGTAGAGAAGCATCTCAGGCACTTGCTAACAAACTGATCTCGGTTGCTGAACTGAGAAAGGACTGTGTTGCTTGCATCTCTCCGTTTAGACAAGCATTCCTTGCAACCTCAGGAAATGGTGAAGATCTAACACTGAATGGAGACACGATTACTTCTGCAGTAACCGCGTTCTACGCTTCTGTAACATCTTCATCCTACGCTGTCCTGGATAGTGGTTACAAGTACATGTATGACCGCTTTAGCAAGCAGTTCCGTTATATACCTCTGAATGGTGACATTGCTGGTCTTTGTGCTAGAAATGACATCAACAACTTCCCCTGGTTCTCGCCAGGTGGCACGACAAGAGGCGCAATCCTCAACGCAGTTAAACTGGCGTACAATCCATCACAAGCAGAGAGAGATAAGTTGTACTCCGCAAGAGTCAACCCAGTAATCTTCTCGCCTGGTGCTGGTATCATCCTATTCGGTGATAAGACAGCTCTTGGTAAGTCATCTGCCTTTGACAGAATCAATGTTCGCCGTCTCTTCATCTTCCTTGAGAAGGCAATCTCTTCAGCAGCAAGAGATCAACTCTTTGAGTTCAACGATGAGATCACGAGACTTAACTTCTTGAACATTGTAGAACCTTTCCTCCGCGATGTACAATCCAAGAGAGGTATTACCGATTTCGTTGTAGTTTGTGACGAGACAAACAACACCGCTGCGGTGATTGACAACAACGAATTCGTTGCTGACATCTTCATCAAACCTGCTAGGTCGATTAACTTCATCGGTCTGACATTCGTTGCTACTCGCACGGGAGTCAGTTTTGAAGAAGTTATTGGTCGAGTTTGATCGCCTTAATAATAAACTCAAAGGAGAACTCAACTAATGGCTATCAATTCACAAAACCCACCAAAGACCGCCGACAGGACTATTGACAAGTTTAAGTCGAGACTGTCTGGTGGTATCGCAAGACCCAACCTCTTTGAGGTTGTTCTTGCTTTCCCAGATGGAGTAGTAGATTCATCTGTTGCTGACATTGACGCTAAGGCAAGATTCCTCGTCAAAGCAGCAGCACTTCCTGCATCTAATGTTGCTCCAATCAGCGTTCCTTTCAGAGGTCGTACCCTGAAGATTGCTGGAGACAGAACATTCGATGAATGGACTATTACTGTCATCAACGATACTGACTTTGCACTCCGCTCTTCTTTTGAGAGATGGATGAACTCACTGTCGAAAGTATCTGACAACGCTGGTCTTACCAACCCAGAAGATTACACCAGAGATGCCTATGTGTATCAACTTGGTAGATCTGCTGTTGCCCCCAACTCTCAAGAATCGGATCAAAATCTTCCCGTTCTTAGAACCTATAAATTCTATAGTGTTTTCCCAACTAACATTTCTCAGCAAGATCTTTCTTACGATCAAACTGATGCAACCGAAGAGTTTACAGTAACTCTGCAGGTTCAGTGGTGGGAAGCTGCTGGAAATGGCGGAGATGTTGCTTGATAAATAGTCTTTGAATACAAAGACTCTATATTTGAAATGTCGAAACTCTTCGGATTTTCTATTGATGATAACGAAAAGACTCCCA